ATCACAGATAGGAAGGAACTCTGAGTAGTTTCCCATCTCATTCAGGGTTGAACGACGCCAGATCCGCGGGTGATTGGGAACGCCCACGATATGCGACAGTGTATAGTTATTGATATTTGGAGTCGAAATCACATTCACCCATGTCCCGTTGTACTTCTGACAGTAGTACCCTGCATACCCAAGACCAAAATGATCACCGTATGTATGCGTATTGCCATTCTCATACAAATGAGCTGTATCCATAAAGACAAACCCTACCTCCTGATCCTCGTCAAACACCTTCGCTGCATCTGCAAGGCAATCGACCAAAATCTCATCGTCATGATCAAGCTCAAGAACATACTTACCCCTGCACATAGACGCTGCCTCGTTCTTCACATTTCCAATATTTCCACTGTTCTCTGATCTACGATACAGGCGAATACGAGGATCCTTCTTTGCAAGACCACGCAAGAACTCAAAGTGCTTGTCATCCGGAGAGTCATCAACGACCACCCATTCCCAATCCTTGAGCGATTGTGCCTTCAAACTGTTATAAGGACGGTAGAACTTTTGGTACGAGTTGTAGCAAGTTGTAAAAATTGAAAAGATAGGACGGGTGATCTGATGCGGGAGCAAACAGTTGTGAATGTAGCAATAGTTTACACCTCGATTGAAAGCGTCAAGGTCCTTGATGTTATCGGAAAAATGAAGCCACCTCAGTCGCATACGGTTCACAATGTGTCCCATTCGCCCATAGTACTCTGCCTCTGACTTTCCATAGGTTACAATGAGGTGATAGTTCACATCAAAAAGTTTAAGAACATCCTCTGGATTGGATGTTGGGTTAATTGTACAGTTAAGTCTCTCTTCGTTCGCTGCGAGGAAGGTGTCAATTGAACTATACTCTTCATCGCGGAAGAAGAGAATGTTTGGATATTTCATTATTCTATTTCATTTCTTTACTGCGTAAGCTCTGTCCGCAACTCCACAAGCATCTTGCCAAGTACGTTCTTACCAGGCCACTTGGACGGATCGTTTGCCTTAGCTGTATCTGCGGAGGTTCCGATGCCCCAGTACTTGTCACGAGCAGATGCCTCTCCAATCGGTCGCTTTCCAGTCTCCAAGAGCTTTGTCTTGAGATCCGGATGCTGAATAAACTTAGCCTTGACCGCCATGCGCATAATACCGTCCTTGGTCTTGTCCCATTCCTCCTTCACAAAGTCCTTGACCTTCTTACCAAGCGCCTTGACTGCCTTGGGTGAAGGTGTCTTCAGGATTTTGTCGGCAATGGCTCCATCACCAAACTGCTTAGCCTTTGCCCATTGAAAGTAGTGCTCGACGGTTGGGAAGGTAATGGAATCAATCTGGAAGGGAGCCTCGTACATATTAGAAAGTGCACGCCACTCACCCTTGCCCTCGTCGGCTCCAAAGAACAGGACTGGCTCAGCACCGGGCTCGACTACCTTCTTGATGATCTTCTTCTTTGGCAGTGCCTTGGCTTCAGATGGCTTCTCCTGCTCGGAGCGCTCATCCTTGACCTCGGGCTCAACAACTGGAAGCGTAACCTCTTGCTTCTCAGTCTCCTTGGGCTTGCGAGGCTCCTTAGACTTCTCAAATACGAAGCTCCTGTGAAGGAAGCTGAATGCCTGATGCTCCTGGGTGAGTACGATGCCGTTCTGATCAGAATAGTGATCCGCAAACATTGTGCTCCCAACCAGGTCATATCCAGCCTCCTTAAGAACTGCCGTCATCTTCTCAAACGGCACCAGGTACTCCTTCTGCGGTTGCTCAAAGCTCTCCAACTTGACTGAAATCGCTTGACCAAATTCCTCTGTCCATCCTGTTCCATCATCATAGTCCTTGACGAACTCACCGAAGATCTGGCGACCCGCACGGAACATATGGCTCTTCTTATCCAACATCAGTGCGTAGACTGAAGCGCCGTCCAAGCAGGTGCCGAAGAACATTCCCTTTCCGTGGGTCTCGAGGTTAGACACGAAGATCTTGAATGTCTCCTCTGACTCACATGCATAGTGGATCGCCATCTGACAGGAGATAGCATCAAACTCCGTGTGCCCTGCAAACTTGGAGAGATATGGCGTAGGAGCCGGCTCAGTTCCCGTCACAATGTTTGCATACTTGTTATCGCCTTCAAAGAGAGGCTTGGTCATATCTCCATTGATGAAGAGCACCGGAGGCAGGTACTCATTCGGGTGATTCATCTTCTCCTTCAAGTAGCGGACGCATGCTCCCTGACGAGGCGAGAGCAGACAGGCCGATGACGAATCAATACCTACAACCAGCGATGGCTTGGTCCTTTTCCACTTCAGAAGATCACCGGCGCGCCCCACTGCAAGCTCTAACAGGGAATCACCCGACTTGATCGCAGACCGATACAGGCTGTCCTTGATCCGATTGTGGAACCCATAGACGTCCTTGAGGATCCGGTCGCGTGCATCCAGATTATCACGGTAATAGAGATCGTCCTCAAAGGTTGAATCAGGAGGATTTGCAACTAGATCGCGAATCATCTCCTCCGTAATCGGCACGTGAATGTTGGTCCAGATTGAGTCAGCGACCGAGATATCATTGCCAAACTGCGGGCGACCCAGAACGCGATACTGGTGGGTCTTGTCGTAGCGGGTGCGCATGATATTCCAACGACCCTTGTCCGTGTCGTAGGAGCACTCAATGATCGTATTGTCCTCTACACGATTTCCATCCTGGTCAATTGGAACGCCCCTCTCATTCAGCGGGAGAGACACAATATGTGCTTCAGGAGCCTTGGGAACCATTGGCTGAAATGGAGAGGGAACACGATCCTGACCACGGTGCTCCGGAGGAATCTCAGGTGGCGTATACTCACCGGTCATCGTCTCACAGGGGTACACGATATCGCCTGGAGTTCGTGAAACATACAAGGTTCCCTTGACGACCCGCTTCTCCAGAACAGTATCAAAGCTCTCACCGGGCTTGAACTTGACCAGGAAATCAATACTGTTATGACTTGCAGGCTTCCACTTATAGAGGTTCAGCCATGTACGACCCTTACGCTCCTTCTCCGGGGCGACCGGTGAAGACTTGGGCGTGAAGATAAGACCATCTGTTGGATACTCAAACGCCGTATCCAAGATCTTGCGGATTGCCTCCTGCATCGCAGGACCGTCTCCTGAAAGGAACATCTTGGTAACTACCCGCAATGGCTTGTTGGAGGGGAGAGCCGTAAAGTCCGTTGAGATCTGAGCGACAAACTCACGGGCGCACGCAAGACGAGAGGGTCCATCAGCCATCAGAGGCAGGCGACGAACGTCCTTGTTCCGGAACCAGTACACGTCGAAGATGCAGAACATGTTGCGATCGGCAAGGTACTCACCGTCAATAATATCACCGATGTGAATGTCATTGGTTGCTGTCAGACCAGTCCAAGTGACCACTGAACTAGGTGTGATACGCAAGACTCGCTTGTCTCGCATGACGACCAAGAAACAGCGCTCGCCGTCTGCCTTGTTTGTGACCGTGTAGCCGGTCAGGATATTGTTTGAGCGATCCGTCTGAAGATGACGGCGCTCCAGAGTCACAGGATTGATGAACGGTGTGCGGGTCATCTCAAACTCCATGGCGTAGCGCTTAGAGTCTGCGTTGGATAACAGGAACTGCGACCCCTGGAACGCTGACAGGACCGGAGCCACATGCTTGATCATTGACTCGGTGATGACCTCTGCCGACTTGGTGCGGTCAAGGACTTCCAGCTCCAGCTCATAGCTGGGAGTCTGTTTGAGGATCTCGGCAAAGGTCTTGGTCTGCTTGGTCTTGGACTTGCTCTGCGAGAAATCGTAGCGCACCACACCATCAAGGCTCGTCCATGACTTGCGATGCAGGATGCGGACGTGGGATGCTGCATCCATGGGGGCTCCTGAGAAGTCCTTGCGAAGATGCTCTTCGTGACGAAGTGTGAAGCGGACCGAAGCGTCGGGAAGGTCAATCATATCGGACTTACCGGAGATTGCTGTGACGACCTCAAAGTACCTGCGCTTTCGCTCAACTTCCAGAGGAACGCCCCTGAAACTGCCGGTGGTACAGACCTTGTGAATGTTCTCGGCTCCAACGACAACTACGCGAAGTCCGTCGGAATAGGAGAACGTTGCACGATGCTCCTCCACTGGAGCACCGCGGGAATATAGCTGGATAGTGGACACGATGCGATCGGCAACGTCCTTGGTGTGAATCTGACTGGGAAGAATTTTGCACTCGAGTTCTGCGTGGGTGTCCTTCTTAACGAGCGAAGCAAACTCCTTGAGATTGTTTCGTGCGGTAGAAGGGAGAAGGGACTCCATTTGCCTTATCTTTAGGTGTGAAGGATTTACATCCATTTTAACTCCTACGTTCGTAGGTCTTTCGTTCAAGTGCATCAGCCTCCATCATCTTGTGTTGGTCAAGGTAAAAAGCAATCATTTTCTCGATTTCGATGATACACTCATCTGGAAGGACATCTGATGAAATGAGAACGCCAGTCTGCGTCCGTGTGAATGATTCTGTATACTTTTTGATAATTCCAAAGACTTGGGCATGTTCGTTTGCATCAAGGAGTTCCAGCCGTTCCTTCATTTTTTCCTTCCGGCTTCGGTTCATTTGTAGATGGAGCAACAGTACGAACCATCTTTTTCCTCCGCGCCTCACCAGGTGCCTTTGTCTTGTCCACCGAGACGGTCACTGTACGCTTCTCCGAATCACCTGTGCCAACCGGAGCGGCGATCACCTGTTGTGCCTCGGGCTCAGCTTCCTCCTTCTGGACCGCAGGGCGAATGACCTCCAATAGCTTCCCAAGGACGACAATGGTCTCATCACCTTGCTGAAATCGGCTTCCGACGACCTCAAACTCAATCGTCTGTCCGACGTCCACCTCATCAAAGTCGGGGTTTCCGATGTGAAGGTCGCGAGGCAACAGGATCTTGATTGGATCTGTCTCGGCGTGCAACCCAATCTTGCTCTTGAGGGTCACAGGGGCCCTGAACTTCTGTCCAGCGTGGGGAAGGCACAAGTCAGCTTGGAAACGGACACTGTAGTCCAGACCACCCTTGAGGATGTTTGTGCGACCAAAGGAATGCTCAGTGATCGTGATACTACGAGGCTGAACATATCCCTCGGGAAGACAGATGCCTTCATACTTGTGACGCAGTTGGGCAACAAGACTTGCATGGATATTACGTTGGAGGAAGCGGGCATCAATGTGGACGGAACGATTCAATTCGCGACGTTCATAGAGTGCATCCATTATGCCTTCTTGGTTCTAGAGTGGATACTTTTCGTTTTACAGCAACGCTTGTGCAAGATGAGGTATATCTCCAACAGGGATTGAAATGTCAATACACTTTTGACGATTCTCCTCGCGCTGTTCGGCTGTAAAGCGATGGTGATAACTAATTCCCCGTTCGTAGTCCGAATCAGGGATCTTGTCCTTAATCTGCAGACCACGCTCTAGAATCCTTGGGTTCCAAGGGTAAACTCCGCACCAAAGAACGGTAGCAGGGATCCAGTCGGTTACAGGAAGTGTCATCTCGTGACGACCAAGTGAATAGTGTCCGTGATCACATGAGTGAATCATGCGAAATCCTCGGATATCCTTATCAACGCGCTCAACGCCCTCAAACAGTTCACGTAGTGTCTTTGGATCCTGAACTTCCTTCGTAGACAGTGCGAGGATTGAATGAAGAGGATAATAGGAGTTCGGGTTCTCAGAAAGATACTTGCGAATAGGCTCAGGGCTCATAAGAAACTCCGTGGTATTCAACACCATTTTATATCCATCAATTTTCATCTCAGCTACCATGAACAGAACATCATTATCAAATGCATCAAACTTTTCAAGCTTTTTGTCTGGGTGAGAATCAGCTGCCTTTCGGATTTCCCATGTGGGACACATCTCCCGGACAATATCCATTGACCGATCTGTGCATTGCCAGTCAAATACGATTCCGTGATCAAAGATCTTCCGATGATGTTCGAGCCAGAAGGGCAACAGATACTCCTCATTGAAGACGTTCGTAAGAACCGTAAGTTTTACCATTATTTACTCTTTCATGAACTTTTTAAGTGTCTTTTTAACGTCATCTGTATCAAGAATCTTGATTTCTTCGGGCGTATACCATGCACAGTTATGCTGTTCGCGAGCAAGGAGTTCTGCATATGCGCAAAAGGGCGCTCCTTTCAAGGCCCCTGGAACGCCTACATTATTGACATCTAAGAACTTGGAGATTCCCTTCATGCGGTTCACTGGATTTTTACCGGTTCCACAGACAACTGGCTTATTGCTGGATCGGATAGGAGTTTCATCTTCGTCCTCCACCGTAGGAGTCAGTGTCAAGATTCCATTTGGAGAGACAGAAGCAACAATCTTCGCCTTGTCAGCAACAAATCGGTCAATCAGAGCCTTCTTCCATTCATTGTATTTTGTGAGATCTTCACCAACAAGATCCATCTGTTCTCCAGTTACAATGATGTCTGTATCGGGGATCCGCAGACGATGAGCAAAAGGAAGTTCGGGATTTGTTGCCAAATACGCCTTCTTTTCGGCAGGTGTGAACTCGTGATCAAAGATGAATCCATTCTTGACCTCCTCTGAAAAGCGGGTTCCAGAATCGCCAGGAAACTTGTAAGCATTTCGCTTTACATCCAGGATATCCGCTTGAAGAGCAGGCGCTTCCTCGGTCGGAGGTGGGGCATCTGGAAGCGGAATTTCAGCCGATTTGCTTGGTTTGGTTGTCCTCTCAATCACCGTGCTGTTAGGAACATCAATGGGAGCCAAGGCATACAAATCACCCTTTGACTCGAGAAGGCTCGGGCGTCCAAATGAATCCACAAATCGAAAAGAGCTCGCAATGGCCTGTTGCAGGGTGTAGATCACCACTTCACGGCTAAAGGGCTTCAAGACCGAGAACAACTGCTCACGATCCCATATGGATTTATCAATAAAGAGCTTTCCCAACTTGGTCAATATCTCATCGCGCGAGTCCAAGTAGCTCGAAAGAGGACGCACGTGATCTGGATCTACAGCACTTTCCGTAACCTTGCACTGCTCGATGTCAGGTGCTTCGTCAAATGTGGGAGCCAACATTCCCTTCAAACGATAGGCAACTTCTTCACGACCTTCATCGCGGATCTGCGGAACGACCAACTCTCGCCAATCGGCTGGTAAGGAAACCTGCATTGGACAGTCCATTGCGGATTCTGCCATGATCTTGCGGACCTTCGCAATGCGCATTCCCTTGGCCTCCACCTTGGTGCGATACGTATATTCATCAAATGCCTCGCGCTTTTCCTCGGCACGGATGATGTGGAGATAGACAGTACAATTTTGTTCTTGGGGGACCAAGTCTTGGTGACTGCATGTGCGCAGAGCACGACCCACAACCTGCTCAATACGGCTCATGTTCCACCAGGGATCCAGAATATGAACCTGACGAATAAATCGGAAATCAATACCTTCTGCAGCCAGCGGGCTTGTGACAACAACTTTGATGTTCTTACCTGTTACATTTGCGCGGTTCTTCACGGCAGATAACATGGTAGAAATCTCAGCATCTGATGCATTGGAGGATAGCATGATGTACTTGCCCTTTGATGCTCCTTCATAGCTAGATCCCACGAGAAGTGGTTCACCCTTGAATGGAGCGTACCCATGCTCTTCCAGTGCCAAGACAAATGGTAGG